CTTCATAGCATCGATTTGCTTCTCGCCCCGAATCAGAGCGTAGCTCGGGAGCGACCGGACCGACTCGACCGCCTGGATCAGTCCCCGCGCCGCATCCACGTCAATCTTCACAAACCAGACATCTCTAAACTCTGTCGCCAAAGCTGTTAACTCGGACTCCATTCGACGACACGGAACACACCATGTCGCCGAAAACGCCACGATAATCAGCTTTTGATCTCCCGCCGCCTGGTAGATCCGGTCCCACGATTCAGGCGTGTGAACTCGATGAATCACGCCTGTGTTGGGCTTGTCCGCGCTAGACATCTTATCTACCCTCTACCCCTCTTGCATTTCTAGTGGCTTTCCGCAATGGAATACAGATTGTGTCACTTCATAGAAAAAGTGTCATCGGTAGGCGACTGGGATCATATCCAACAACTTTGTCTGTGTGATTTCGCTCATTCGTCAAAAGGCAACGGGGTCGGCGCATTCTCTTGACGATTAGTCAGTCCCTCGAGCTTAATAAGGTCGGACCAGGACTCAAGTAGCCCCCACGTCATCCACTCTGGTAGCTCATCCTTGATGCCCAAGTCGTACGCTTTACTGGTGTCAAGGTTGTTGTGCGCGCAGATGCCGTCATCAATCTCGTCAGCCAAATGCTTAAGCGCTTCGAGTTCGGTCAGTTCGGCGAACGGATCTTCGTCGCCATAATGCCACCTTGGCGGCTCGGTACTCTTCTTTTTTGCCTCTTGAACCTGTTGTTGGTGATGTTCCCATTCTTTCTTCATGTACTCTCGGCGCTTGATTTCCTTGGCCCATGCGATGGGCTGGAGATGCTCGGTCATCATCTCCATCACGGTGAGATCCTCGTGCTGGAGCCGGTGGAGGTCTTCACGGGAGAGTCCCAGGTGCTTGAGCAGTTCGTCATACGGCTGAATCGGTGGCTTGGGAGCTGTGGCTGCGTCCGACATGGTAGGAGTGCTTAGTAATATTGATAGAGTTATGGTTCAATTTGTCGGGGGGTGACTCGCTACGTCTCGCTCCCTCGAACCCTCACCAATAATCCACCAGCATCCTACGGGCGCAATTCTGGAACGTAACTAACCTCAATGCAGGGTCATATATTGAATATCTATTCGTCTCAAATTAGAGGCATACGCAAAAGCAACACGATGGCATCGTGCACGCCGCAGTGGGCTGATCTATGGGAAGGACGACCGCGGGCCCAGGCACATGGTCAAGCCTGAGTGGTACAATGTTTGGAACGAGCAAGACGTGGTCGAACACGTCGGGCGGGTGTTGGGGGTGACGAAGCAAGAGGCGGAAAAGCGGGACCGACACTGGGTCTACTCAGCCGAGGGCAAATGCCTGCTGGTGGTGTCTATCGGCAAGAACATGTGGGGATTGGTGCTGGTACACGAGAATGGCCGTGTGCAACAGGGGCAGTACCTGTTTCGTCACAAGTTTCACCACCAACACTCGGCGTTTGATGGGCTGTACTTCTACTGGAACGTGTACTACCCAAAGACGTGGGACTTTATGCTGGGCAAGAGCTTTGCGCCTTACTGGACGTCGATCCAAACGGTACAGAAGTTTGACGGCTGGCACCGCAAGTACTGGGGAATGGCTGGTGGTGGGATCGGGGTGATGTACGACCTGTCGCAAATCAAGTGGGCGCCTTTGGCCCCACCCAAGGGCTACCCGAAGTTCAACTGGGTTCGACCAAAGGAGTTTGTCAAGCCGAAGGAGACTCAGGCGGTGATGACGCGGTGGCAGGGAATGAAAGGGAAGGATACGACGACGACAAAGGATGACGATTGAGAGACTGGTATCTTAAGGGGGGGTCCGCCCCGATAGCCTACCCGAAGTTCAACTGAGTGCGGCAGCGGCGGATGACGAAAGAGTGAGAGGCCTGCGGGAATGGATTGTCAACTAGCGGGGGGGTCGAAATTGATTGCCTATTCGGATACTTTTTCTCTTAGTAGCTTTCGACGACACACCGATGCCGCTTATTCTCAGCAACCACGAAGAGGCCCCTGAGGTCCGACGACAATGGGTACAAAACTTTCACACCACATTCAACGGAGAACTGGCTTCGCAAATGACCGCATCAGCCGAGTTTGCCCGCATGACCACCGACAACGTGCGGTCATTGGCAGCCTACCCGAACGACTGCGAAAACGTAAACACGTTGATCACTAGTGCTCTGGAGGAAGCAAACGATGTGAATTCGGAGTGGGATATCAGCCCCGTGGAGGCCACCCGTCTCCGCCTCTTGCTTCGCTACACGGAGAACCTACGCCAGTGGCGAATTGTCGCCACCCGGGCGCATCGGCAGTGGCGATTTGATGAGGACTATGGCTCTGGTCATAAGGATCCGTACTTCGAACTGCCAAAGGATGGGTGGGAGGAACGAAGCAACATCGAGAGAGCACTACACGAGCTGGAAAAGTACACCGATGCGTTGCCACAAGGCTGGCTTGGCAGTGTGTTTGGGGAAGAAGAGGTGGAAGTGGTGTTTGACGCAGGAGATGCGGCGGGGGAAGGGGCGGGGAGTGGTGAGCAGGCCGCTATGGGCGGTGAAGGCTGGGCGTCGGGGTTGGTCGACTACAGCGACGCCGAGAGCGAAGATGGCGAGAGTGAAGAGGGCGAGAGTGAGGATGAGGAGGAGAGCGAAGACGACTTTGTGCTGACGATTGATGGGCAAGCGACGTACAATGGGCAGCCCATAACGGAAGGATACCGGATCGGCGACGTGTTCCCAGGCGGCGAAGCTGAGGAAGAGGAGCCGGGTAGCGAATCGGACGGTAGCGACGATTTGGATGACCTGGATCTGATGAATGTCATTTGGGAGGAAGACCCACTGACCTCAGGTCCAGTGCACGAGGGGTTCGACACCCTGATGGACACGCTGGTAGCGCAGACTGCAGGGACTCTGGAAGAGTGGGAGGCAGCCAACCGGGAAACAGTGGGCGACTTTGCTGACGGGCACTTTGTGCCGTGAACTACCTTTTTCGATGGCGACTCCACTCACAAGAGTCGCAGCTTGTGGAGACCATAACAGAAATCATTACCGTAGATTATCATCAGCGCCATCCTATAGTGTGTTATGGTGAGCATACGAGACAGCCCATAGTCCAAAGCTGTGTGGCCGACGAAACTGATACCGCATACAATCCCCGTGCATTTGTAGTCGGAGAGTCAAAATACAACCAAGTTGTCATTATCGCTTGTGCCGGAACGGTTTCACCCCCGCTACGACGGGGCTATGCGTGTCTGGGGGGCGATGATCGAGGAGTTGCAGGGGCAGCCGCTGAAGCAAGGAACCGAAATCAAAAATTACGCCGAGGGTTGGAGGCTGTACCTACGGGCTGATGCGGGGGAGCAGGTGTAGGCGGTGGGTGTAGGGGTTGTTAGAGGACAGCATGTTGTTCCCTAACAACCGCCATCGGCGTCGTAGTCTGTGCGCAAGTATTGTGGTAGTTCGTGTTGTGGTGTCGTTCGCCGCGTCTTTTTCTTCTCGGTCTCCTTCTTCGTGATCGTGATGGCAAGATCCCAGCCGACGTGGGTGGCGTCCTGTCCCGTCATGTCGGCCCGCAATTCGTACTTGTAGCGCTTTCTCACCTCGGTCTTGCATTCCCATGTCCACGACGGCACCCGATGGTTGTCGTACCCTAGTTGTTGGCGAGCGACGACGCCATCCACGCAAAGCCGTATGAAGTGGCTCTTGTCCTTGTCGTGTAGCGGCACCGTGACGTAGAAGAGGGTTGGCTGGTTGTCGGGTCTCTGGAAGCTGTCCTCAATCTGTTTGTTGAGCTTGGCTTCCAGGTCGCTGAAGACCTTGTTGCGGCGGTTCTCGACCGCTTGGTCGAGTTCGTCTTGAAGCTTCTCGAGACGGTCGGCGATGGATGACATCGTTTGCAAGAGGGGTGTGTGAATGAAAATATGGAGGCATTTTAAATCAATTTAGCAATTGAATGTTGGTGGACGTTCACTGGCGTCATCACTCGGAGATCTTGGTCAGCGTGATCGTTGCCCAGACTACTGATCCTTTCCATCCGCTTTCATTGTCCTTGATCTCCACACTCAGCGTCACATCGGTTCGCTCTTTAGCAAAGTCCATGTACAGCTTGAGTTCGTCATGAGTCTTGGGGTTCTCTAACCATTCCTTGTCGTCCACAATGATACAAATCTTCACTGGCACACCCTCAGTGACCTCGTTCCACTCTCGGGCATATTCTCGCTCGGCTTCTAGGTCAAGCTCCTCAGTGAAGGACTCAACAATCTCGTCGAAGATATCCTTGCGGCGGCGCTGCGCAATTTTGGCTTCCTGACTCGGGAAAGCGTCGAAGAGTTCAGCGACGGTCGGCATCGTGCAGCGAGTGTGTGACAGTAAAAAAAGAATGAAGATATATCAATTTAGTGCTGCTGTGGCGCGCGGCTTTCGCTGACGTCATGGCAAGTTTTTAAACGGGCGAAGCCCTCTCTGATGGAAGTCGTTCACTGGTTGCCATTGGCGTCTTGGCGCTTTGTTATCTTGACCTTGAGCGTTCGGCGGATGGCACAGCGGCAAGTTGCATCATCATCGCACACATGCATACCCTCAATCTCGATCTCACCCATCGCCTGGAAGGTATCAGGAATTGGCTGGCCATCGCCGACATGAAGCAACTCCCGCAGTTTCGGAATGATGTGCAACGTGATGTATTGCATGTCATTGCGATGGAACGAAGTTGACACGTTGTAGAAAGCAATGTTGTACGCACCGTGAACACGTCCAATCCTGATGTTGATTGCGTGCTGAAGTCGGTTAACAATCCCCTGACGGCGGTCAGCGATCTTGATGGCGCACATAACGTCATGCTTTGGAGCCATTGTTGATGCAAGAGGGTAAGGTGGTGATGTGTGTGTGTTTTGGTTGAGCGTCGGGGGTGGCGTATGTGCCTCTGAATAGTTAGCCGAATTAGCAATCAATTTCGGGCGGGGGGGGTGATAGTTTGAAACTATTTGTTTCAACTTTTTGCCTGGATCCTTAGTTGAAGTTGGTGTCGGCATCATCGGTGGTCGGTCCAGCGGCTGCGTCTGCATCTGCCGCATAGAGCCACTCGCACGGATAGTGCAGCTCGGCCACCACCCCACCCAATTCAGCCAACGCCCCTGAAGGCAGCTTGGTTACATCACTCACTTCTGGGTGTGCCTCACACACCCAATCCACCCCTCTTTCGATCCACAACCGCTTTACCACGCCTTCGGCGGCAGCTCGCTGGCACATCGGCAGCCCAACACAGACAATGTCGGGTGACTCTTCGAGCATCGCCCGGCATTCCCGGGCGGTGGCAGCGGCGATGGTGCGGGAAAGCTGCGGCCAGATCGTGTCCAGCACCTGCCGCCCCCAGGCGGCCATCAGCCCTTCGAAAGAGGAGGGGTGGAGTTGGAATGTGGGTTGGGCGCCGAGGTACGGTGTGAGGTCCCGGTGCTGTATACCGGGTCCGCCCAGGAAGACATGCTGTGTGCCCGGCTGGATTGCGGCCTGGAGCCAGGTGCCTGCCTGCTTGATCCAGGCGTCGTCGGCAGCGTCGAACATGCGCTGGAAGCGGGGTGCTGACTGACCACCTTTGTTGTGGCGCCTCAGTTTGCCACCGGGGCGAAGGAAGCGGGTGGTCTTGTCGTTGCTGTTGTCGCCATACTCGATGCCTTCTCCAGTGAGCAGAGCCCAGCCGATAAGAGTGTCAGTCTCGCGGAACAGCTGCTCTTTGACTGGGGCGGTATCGAAGGTCTTGCCGCACACGTAGTCGTTGGTCTCGAGTGCACGGTCGGGGACCACGGCGACCATGGAGTCCTCGGAAGCGAACAAGGCTATGCCGGTATCGGGAACGCAGCCGAGTTGATGCTGTAGGAAGCGCTGAAGGCGGCGGAGGGCGGTGATGACGTCCTTGCGGGTCTGCTTGCACTTGATGTTGGCGGCGGCGCTGATCTCTGAAGCCACGCGACCGACGATGAGGTCTTTGTTTGACTTTGCACGTAGTGTCAGGGTCACGAGGGAGGTGTTGGGGCGTCTCTCATCTGCTAGTCACGATAGTCACATGAGAGCCTCTTCGCTACGGAAGATGTTCGTGGCAGACTTGGAGGCGCTCGCGGCGGTCGGTGACTGCGTTCGGGTCGTCGGTCGATGGGGCATTGCTGCGCTTGCGTTAGCAAGAGAAAAAGGATCTAACTGGATTCAATTTATAAACCCCACCATCTTGCGCCACTTGGGGTTGTCGAACCTGATCGCTGGTCCTTCGTACTGGAGCACTCCATAGCCGCATACGAGGTGCCGAGCGTTCATCGCATAGCCGATCTGGGACAGGATGGGGGCTGAGTTAAGAGCAGGGTAGGGAGTTGACAATGGCTCTTCGCTCCCTCGGGCTCGGTCTTCGAACCACGCTGCCATCTGATTCAGCGTGGCCGTCTCCTCTGGGGTCGGTCCGATGTTGTGCAAGAGGGGGGAAGGGGGGTTGGATTGGGAGTCGGGCATTGAGGATGAGTTAACTCGGGGTGGAGCTATTAACTCAGTTGTGGTTTTTCAAGCGCTGCCGGGCCCCATGGTGGACAACTTGCGAGCAGAAGCGGCTAGTTTGAGTAGGTCATCCACTTTCTTCTGACCAGTCTGAAGCACAGTGTAGTTGTTGGAGTTGATGGCGTGTGGGGCCTGACTCGCCAAGTCCTTAACCTCCTTGGCGGCGGTCGCTTCCAGGAGCTTGGCAAAGGCCTCGAACATCGACTTGTTGGCGGCACCACCGGTTGAATCGGTCGGACAGCAATCACCAAGCACTGACTTGGTCAGATTCTGAAGAGAGGTAGTCTTCGAATCGTCTGTGTCTTTGGAGTCCTCGCGCTGCTTGGCGGTGAGACCCTCTTTGCTGGAGAACGTTGAGAAATTCCTCATGTGCTGCCATAGACGGGGCCACCATCCCTTTTTTATGCACCCTTTTAGATCTTTGCAAGAGAAGGGCGCAATCGTCATCTGCGGCGTTTGTGTAAAGCCTTCTTGGACGGCTCCAGTGGTGTTCTTGCCTGATGCGGTCTCTTCAATTAGCAAGAGGGTGGTGGTGGGGTCGATGTAAGAATGAGTCATTGTGGGGTGAGTTGAGGGGCGTGGGATCTGGCTGAGGTGGTGGTGGCTGGTGGGCGGGTGCGTTACATCGGGATTAGATGGGCACTGTGTGTCGTGGCGGTTGGTGCGGGGCGTCTTCCCGTCGGGGCAGCACCCAAACTCGGTTCCAGCACATCCACCTACCTTCTCCTCTTGCCAATGGTGATGGTGCGGACGGGGGTGCGGACGTGGGGCAGGAGCAGGAGGCGGGTGTGGCTTCGGCGCAGGGGTTGGCGTGGGACCCCGAGGTGTGGGGGCTGCCAGTGTGCTCACCAAACCGAGACCAAACACCGTCAGTACAATGAGGGCTCCAATCGCCACGATGTTGGCTACTACGTCGTCAAACATCTGGAGTTGCTAGTGTTGGAACTGAAAAAGATGCGCTCGAATGCGGTTGGATGTTGTTAGAAGGGGTCATCGCTACAATTAGCAATGAGTTCTGATAATAATGTGGGGGTTCGGGGGAGCGAGCAACGCAAGTCACCACCGAAAGGAGTTAACACCCCTCTGCCTCGACAATCACCCTATATTGTGGATTTCGGCAATGTCTTTCGCCGCAAAAAGCTCCAAGAGGCAGCCATCGCCATCAAGGGGTTCTCAACTCCTCGAATCGTCGTCTGGCAGTTGGCAAACCTGGATACAATCCCCTGGATGGACCTTATGTTTGTCGTGGGTATCATGGGCGAGTTGAAGCCACGTGCCCGGGAGTGCATCGAGATGAGCATCATCGTGCTGCCGGGACCAAACTGGCAGTACGCAGTTGACACCCTGTTCACATATGCCAGCCCTGAGGCACCTTATCAGATTGTCTCAGAAGAAATCCCGCTTGAATACCGGGAGCAGCAGACGCGGTCCATTCCCAAGTTCATGCGGTCTTAGCCAGTGGGATCGTTAACTCAGCTGATTCGGGAGCTATCTGGGAAGTGGGGTCCTCTGCCATCTTGCTGTTGTCCTTAAGGTCTTCCTCGAGCCACGACGGATAGGGCTGACCAGCCTACATGAGTTGACGTGCCACCACTGTGGACTCTTCGAATCCAGGCTCCAACACATCCACACCACCACCATCCTCCCCCTCTTGCATCTCGGGAACCCAATGGGTGATCCGGCCATCGTCGGTGTTGGTCCGCTCAACTCGCCTTCCACTGGGGTCAACTCCCCGGCCGTAGACCCGATGTGTGTAGTGCGGTACCGGTTGCAAATGACCCGGCATCTTCGCCTGATGTGCGTGCCAACCATAGCTCCGCCGCACCACATCCAGCACAGCATCCAGCACTGCTAGTTGCCGTTCCAGCGAATAGTTCTTTATCTGCAAGAGGGGGGAGGTGCGGGATTGGTAGAGGGCCTCTGCCTTTAGGTAGTTGCCGACACCAGACAAATAATTTTGTTTCATCAGCAACTTGGGGTAAGTCCACTCCCCTTTCCTCTTGCAAAGATCGAGCCACCAGGCTAGGGTGCATTCACCGTAGCCATCGGGGGCATGCGAAGCGTTAACTACATCAGGTCCGAGGGTGTTGAGCTTGGTTTTGAGCTGAGGATCTGTCTTAATAAATTTGATGGTGCCGTAGTTGATGGCATCGTTGTAAAAGATTTTCTTTTCGTTTTGATGTTGATCGCGGATTCGGATGGCGATTCGCGTGTGGTAGCCGCCAGAGGTGTTCCAGGTGCCTTGGAGTCCCAGAGTTGACAACATGGTGAAGCCATTGTCAAAGGTGGCGTAGATGAGTTTGCCTTTGGCGGCCACTCGGGTGGCGGTGGCGGGGTGTGTGGCAATAGCCGAGTTGAAAGAGAGGGCGGTGGGGATGTCGGTAGCGAGGACATCAACCTGAATAAGTTGATGGCCGCGAAGCATTTGGCCGAGGCGGTAGGCAACGACATGGCACTCTGGTCCCTCGGACATCGTTAGTTTTGTGTTATTAACTTAGAGTGTTTCCGTGCTATTAGAGTTTGGATGGTGTGGGTGCGTTAACTCAGCGCCGTCCGGCCTTTCGGCTCTTGCGACCCTTGCGACCCTTAGGACTCTTGCGAGTCTTCTTGGTCGACTTGATGCCAAAGATCGTGTACGGGAGGCTGGAGATTGTCTTTCCCAAGGCGCGCGTGTACCGGTGTCCGGCCCGGTCGTAGTACTTGCTGCCCTTGTGGGTCACGAAATCCTTGCGCCCAGGGCGGGTCTTGGACGGGCTGCCCTTGCGGTACCGGCGGGTGCCAGTGCCCGTGCGCTCCCCCTTCTCGCCCTGGCGGACGGTCTTCTTGCGCAGATGCTGCACATCACGATAGCTCACCATCTTGATATGGCAACAGAAAAGAAAGGGTTCCTCCACGCTTGTTAACTTGACTCCGTGATCCTCAACTCGTGCGCCTCAGTCCTCCGACTCGTACTCTTCGTGCTCGATGATCGTCGACAAACGCGTCTGCATCTCCTCTTTCATCCTCCGATCCACTTCCCAATTCTTGTGTTGCCTGGCGCACAGCTTGTCGTAGCGCTCCTCAACCCACTTAATCAACCACACCTCTACCACTCCCGGGATGTAGGGAATGTGTCGGTACCGATCATCTTCGTGCCGACATCTTAGTTGGTCAATTGCTTCTATCATGTAGTTTACAAAGATATCCAAGTGGTTATCGCCTTCCACTCCGGCCTTGCGGTAGAAGGCGGCGTTAACTCGGGCCTCTTCTCGGACTTTGCGATCGACGAACGCACCGAGACTCAGATTGCCGCTGTCCAATTCTTGCTGCTCTGCTCGGCTCAGTCCGAGCTCGCTCAAGTATTCGTCCCAACCGGTGGGTACCGGTGACGAAGGCGACAATGTAGGCTCCGTAGGAGAATTGGCCATTCTGGTTGTGCAAGAGGGGTAGTGGGTGTCTAGGTTGTTAACTCGGGGGTCTGCTGCATTCAATTTCTGCCCTCTACCTTCTCTTGCTTGATCTTCTCTTGCTTGATCTTCTCCAGTTGGTCATACTCGCGTCCAACTCGTCGAACTATTGTCGTAGTTTCTTCTCCACAAGGTCCTGGTCCCAGAGTTCGCTTTCATACTGGCACCGATCTCCCGCATGGTCTAGCGCCTTCGCTCCACCTCGGTGTTAACTCGTTGGGCCCGTTCGGCGTCGTACTCTTCCCGACACTTCTGCTCCTTCTTGCGGATCCATTCGATATCCTGATGATAGTTATTCCACGATTCGGATGACGTGGCTGTCGGTCAGGTCGTGCGGGTCGTGTTAGTTCCGGGCCACTAGCACTTTTCCACGGTACGCCTCAATGAGCGGGACCACCGACATTGCAAGAGTGTAGGTTGTTAACTCGGGGTGCATGTCGGTCAATATTTAGGGGGATGGCGAGTTAAGGATCAGGATGGCGAGTTAACAACCCCAGGAATCTGAAAAGGGTCAGAGGCAAGGAATGTTGTAGAGTAATGCAGTACGAAATCGCCATGGGTGTTGCGCTCGGATCCTTTGGGATGGCCTTGGCGGGTTGTGGGGCGACCGGTAGCGCGCTGCTAGGCATTGGAATCGCAATGTTCGCGTGGCCCGCTTTTGAATATGTTAACCACAAGTCGTTGCACACCTACAAAGCTCCGCTTCACACGTACCACCACCAAGAGAGTCGGGACTACCCGGAGATCCGAGTTAACCTGGGACCGGTGTCCATGACCGCTCATCTGACTGCAGTGCTAGGACTAGGATGGTTCTTCTCGGAAGTGGCTGCGCTGACCTACTCGGGGACGTTTGCGCTACTATACGCTTGCTACGAAGGATCGCACGAAGCGGGGCATTTGGTGGGCGAGCATCTGCCGATGCTGTCGTGGGCGGTCCAGAACTCGCACGCTTGGCACTGGCATCACCACATCAAGCCCACACGAAACTACGGCGTGTCAACTCCGGGGTGGGACATCTGGAGGGGCACGGCGGACAGGAAGATGGCGGAGCGGTATACTGAGGGTTGGCGAAGGTGGCTGTTGCCGCTGCCCTGGGTGGTGTTTGCGCTGACGGAACCCGATCTGAACGCTCCATATGACCAGGAGACCGAGGAGGACCGTCAACGACGCCAGGGGAACGCTCGTTTTCGCCGCAGTCAAAAGGTCAACTGATTTTCGGGGGGAAGCGCAGACACCACTCCTCAATGGCCGACCGCACCTCGTCGCCCATCTCTCCCAACTTAAAACCTCTCAGGATTCTGATGTTGGGGGACACTGGCCACCACAATGCACCGCTCCAGGAACTCATCATTCGCGAGTCGCAGCGATCTCCCCGCGATCGCCCCGATGCCATTTGTTTGCTCGGTGACAACTTTTACCCAGGTGGCGTCACCCAACGAGGCATTAGGGAGATGCTCAACACCTTTGCCCCTCTTGCAAACGTTCCCCGCCTCATGCTACTCGGCAATCACGACTACTGTCACGATGCCCGCATCTTTCTCAAGTCGCCACACTGGACAATGCCAGACTACAGTTATGCTCTGGACGTGGGACCGATATCATTGGTGATGATTGACACGGTGCAGATTCAGCCAAATTGGGCCAAGGGTGGAGGTGGATCGGGTCGACCGGGCGATCCTTGGACCACTCCGGAGCGGGTGCAGGCCGCCACTGGGTTGCCGCAGCCCGAGTTGCGAGAACGGGAGCTGAGTCGGCTGCGGGCCTTCTTGGAGTCCCGCAAGAACCGTTATACGATTGTCTGTGGCCATTATCCGTTGGTGTCCAACGGTATTTACGAAATCTCGCCAAATCTGCGGCAGGCGCTGATACCGATCTTCAACGAGTACAAGGTCAACGCCTATATCTGCGGACACGAGCACACCCTGGAACATACTGCACTCCAAATGCAGGGTGGTCAGGTGTGCGACCACTTTATCAGTGGGGCCAGCAGCGAAGCACGTTCGACGGTGCGTCGACGGCATCCAGGGTGGATCCGGGCGGGGCTCGGCAGCCTGGCGGTCGAAGTGGCGCCCGGAGGTGACAAGATTCGCTTCGTATACACCGACGAAAATGGAAAATTTTTGTACGACGTGATGCGGACACTGAATGTCAGAAACTAATTCTGTGATAAGGGCAGACCAATGGGTCTTTGTTGGGGCAGACCAGTGCCCCCCCGTGCCAGTGAGTACGATCCAATGGGATCGCTGATCGGGCGCGATTCTCCAATTGTGGATCTTTCGGTTCCATTGCGGAAATTGGTGAAACGTGGGCGGGTACTGTTCTGGCAGGATGCACGGCTGCGTACACCAGCGTACTACATCAACCTCCAACCTCCCTTCTTTCTAGAAAGTGCGTCAGGTAGTCGGCATGTACGAATGAGACGAATGCTAGAGGAGGAGGATGGTGATCAGTTGGTGTTTGAGGGCACGTGCGAGCAGGGGTTTAAGTATACGCTGATGATCAAGGCGAAAAAGGTCTTAGCGCACCGATGGGGTTGGGGGCGGCGGACCCGACGGGCAGTCGAGTACATGGGTGTTCTTAACTGGGTTAAGAAGCCAGCGTCAGAGACGGACTACGGTGTGGACTATGCAATGACGCTGTGGCGGTGATACATTGCCGCTGGTATGATGACGTCATCGGGCTTTTGTGGGGGCTGCGCGGCCCCCAAAACCACTTAGAGAGATCCCAGTAGGGTAGAGTGAGAGGCGAACAGCAATCCCCCACATATACATCTTACGAGTTATCAGTGGGCCTCTCGTATCCCACCCATTCCACACCGAACGTTCGGTGACAAACAGCAACCCCTTTCGGTTTTTCATTCTCTCCACAAGGTACCGCCAGAAATCCCACATAATCGGTCTGGAATGGGCCGACATCCCAAACCCATCTAGACCGAGCGCTCGAGCTCATTCTGAGGGGCGAACAGCAATGTTCAGCCTTTTACGCAACCCCATGCGCCCCTCGCACGCTCGTCCTGGAATGTGAGGCGAACAGCAATTCCTTTCGGTCTTTGATGTCAATCCAACACTGCCTCACGCACGCCGCCGCTTACCCCCTTTCCCCCTTGCCCTGCTTTGCACGCCCACAGGTCGCCGAGGCTGGATCAAAATTGGCGAACTACACCTCCACTCGTGATCACGGTCTGTCCGAGAACTTCGACCGGTCGCAACCCCGCACGCGCGACTCAAGCCCTTCACGGGGGCAAAATCCTCCCTAGTGTGGGGGGGTATCGGACACGCAGTCCCCGACATCAAGACTCCCAACAACGGGGGTTCGGTGACGCAGTCCCCGAAGCAGATAGAGGAGGAGATGCGAAACAGAAGCCGTGGGCCCGAATAGCGTTACATACCTACGGTCCAGCGCAGACCTTGAGCCAAGCCTAGTTGCCCCCTCCGTGCCGCCACAAGATGGCGAGTCCGAGGTCGGTGGTGTTCTGCCCTGTTTGAAGAAAACATAGGCAGACCGCCGACTGGCGCTAGTCCCTTCGCTCGGGTCCCCCCAAGAGCTTCGATACTAGGCCCGCACTATACACTGCTGTGATCAGAGATCCGGGTCATTTACTACTGAACCCGGTCAGAAGTGCATAGTTCGGTGAACGACACCTCGCTCGGGGAGCGGGGGAATGGTGAGTATTTCGAATGGGGGTGATGCAAAGCACGCACACCACGCCTGGTTGCCCATTCGCCGCCCTGCCCGGACCATGCAGGAGCAAAACCCATTCCTCTTTGTGTCGTCAAACAGGATTACTCTGGTCACCGTGTTGTGCCAGGTTTTCCGAGCATCCCCTCTGGGCCTCCCACCATATTGTTCAGTAGTGATTTCAACAGACTGCAAGCAACCACTGCCTTCATAGTCACCGAAGGCACGGGTGATCGCCGGACCAACATTGGGCCAGTAAGGGAGACCGCTAATCTCGCCGAACGCCCGAGCATCTGGTCCCCGGGAGGCCACGCCCGGTTTCTATTCCCTTTTCCTGGCGATGCTGCAAAAGCCCTTCGGATGCGGGCTGGCATAATAGTCCAACTCCGTTTAAGGTGTAGCTTATGCATTACATCAGCTGAAAGCAGACTTTGGTTATATTTGGCGTCCCTCTCTGTAAAAGAAACAAGAAGGTCTGCTTGTGGGGACGCCTCCTCTAGCCATTGCCCGCCCGCCGTCGCCTCCTCTCAATCTTTGGAACCTTTTGGTGGATCAAGTTAGCAATGAACTACCTTGATCCATCTGAACACGTCCAACCAGCAAAGAAATTGGCCAGAGGCGATGTTCGTGGCGCAATCACACACTACTTTGGCCCCTCACGCTCCCAAGCCAAACTGGCACACAACCCGTGGTCCAAGCTCAAACAGACAGATATCGAAAAACTCGAACAGACAGGAGAATGCAAGAGGATGGTGGGATGTATGAAAAAGATCGGACCCGTCCTTGAAAATGCGGTACATCTGGTGATGGTAGAGGAATGGTGGGTTCGCATGATCTGGCGTGGACAAATGCTTCTCGTCGGACTACTCTTGCTTGCCATGCTTGGCGGCACGGGGCTAGTGTACAAGGTAGCCACTGCGTCTAGCTATAGCGAAGCGTTTGACGATGTGTTTAGCACCGCCCGAGGAAAGGTTTCCAAGGCACAAAAGGAAAAACTGGGGGGGCGATTCCCGACGATTATGATTCCTGACTACCCCGATCCTGGCAAGCCGAGATGGCTGGATGCTAATCCAGCGCCCTCTACCACTGCGGCCGAGGCTAGGCAGTTGCCTACCATCGACGCCTTTAACTCAACCCTCTCCTCTTACATCTTCGGCTCCCACACCGTTCGCCCAATAATCGGTGGCTAGATTAGCAATTGAAATGTCAGCCCTATGGTTTGTCCTGGTGGTCGCTATCGTCCTTGTCACCCGTCTTGCTGGACAGACTGGCATTCTTCCGATGGATCCGATGCGCTCTATCGGCGTCCTGGGCGGAATCGTCCTGATGATCATGCTGGTGGTCCAGTGCCTGACTGCGTATGAAGGCGCTCGAGGCGGACGGCGGGCTGGCCCCCAGGCAGTTAATCGGGTGCTCCACGGCGGTCGAGGTGGCTGGACCGGCTATGTGCCCTGGTGGCTCTACCCTTCGTATTACTTTCCGTGGGGCGGCTGGGCCGGTTGGAGTCCCTACCCCGATCCATACCCACCCGGCTACGGACCCAACGCCTACCTCCCGCGTCCGTACGTCATCGGCCCGTGCGCCCAGGGCTGCATGACCGACCGCACTGGCTCTTACGGCTGCCCGTACCCCGGCTACTACCCAGGTCAGTGCCGATTCGCCTCTGACTGCCAGGGCTGCGCCCCGGGGGGCGTTCCCGCTATCGTCTACTAAAATTGGGAGTTGGCCCCCTACGACCCCCCGCTTCGTCCCAGAACCCATCCCAAACGCACCCTGCGAACCCCGCCTTCCTTAACTCATTCCGCTACACCAATCACACCTACCCCCTCTTGCGACCTCCCGTCCCCTTCAAAACGAGTTGACGCCAACTCCCAGAGTTGACACCAACGGACCATGGGTGACCCCGCCAAAGACTTCCAACTCAAGGAAACCTACTCGAGCTATAACTCTGGGGCGACCTTGGACATAGTTTCTCGAGGATGCAGTGTCTGCTGCGATGAATCCCGCCCAGGGGTAGCGTACTTCCTCTGGTCCTCCCGAGAAGCCTATTTTCTGCCTTTTAGTGTGATCTGCGATGGTATTGTGGCCCTCTGCTTCAAGTTTAACTCTCCTGAAGCCGCCGAGCGTGCTGCCGCCGTCTACAACGACAACACCAACTATGACCCCGAATTCAAGGAGGCTCTCCGGCTCACCCGTCTAACCCCCACCACACTGGAACTGGTGGTGCCCCAACCCAACCATCACATATGTACCCGATCGCTGGTAACAAACGGATTCATGTGGTATTTGTCACAACTTGGCGTTTCACCCAAGCCGCACCCGCTCAAGTCGTTGCTCGACTATATCAACGATGACTATAAGAACTCCGGTCTGAAGGAGACCATCTATCTGGGACGGTTAATGAACCTACACGAACGTCAGCCTCTGCTAAATGGCTCCTCAGTTAAGACATGGGAGATCCAAGAAATCCCGATCGAAAAGTGCGGACTGTGGTGGAACCCAACAGGCAAGTCCCGCTACGCTGGTGGCTGGCTGATCCCCGGCACCTGTAAATTCATTACTAATCTCGACGATCCCGAGAAAAGCACCCGACCACACGACTGCACCGCCAATGGTTCGGTGATGAGGTTGTCGCCCACGCTTGCAGGGCTTGAGATGACAATGAACGGGCTAATCCGCTGGGGGCTCCGTCCGCAGGACATTGCCTTTTTGCGTCGCAATGGCATCCACGGGATCCCGATGTGGGGCTGTCCCCGGCGGATCTGCATGACCACCACGCACGTCAAGACCCGTTCCATCAGCCTCTTCGGCATGGCGGCCCAAGCAGTCGCCACTCTACTAGAGGATAAAAAGGATGTGGATGTTAGTAAGTTGCCACAGCGCGTGCAGGCTGCTGTGGCTGGCGCTAAGGCCACCGGCGGTTGGGTACGCTACGACCGCAGCTTCGGCAAACTGGGTGATCTAATCCTCCCTATTAATTACAATGTCGAACTCGTCGACTAGTCCTTCCAGCGTGTCGCTAACACCAAGCGGTTCCCGGTGTATTTCTCTTGGTCACGCAGATCTTGCACCTCGTAAAGTTCGTCTCTGTGCCGCACATGCAACTTATTCTTGTGAATTGTCAGGTGGTCAGTGGTGATCCAATGCTTTTCCTCTGTCGTGTTGGGTAACCCGTTCTCGCCACGTTCGGTGTCGAACGTGACGAGCCGCAGGAGTAGTGTGTCGGCACGATCTTGGGGGTGCGCGATGCGCTGCGACGCCATCTCAACCCTGGGTGTGTCAACTCCCACAGCACCTGCCTCAACTCAATTTAGTACAGAACCAAAAGAAGTCAGTTAAGGACCGCTACACCCCCTCAGTACCCGTGCACCTTCAGCTGCTCCTTGCTTACCAACTGCGCCTTCGTCAGGAACTCACACACCGAATCCCGCTGATCCCCCTGCAACTAGATCACATTCCCATACTCCTTGTGCTCCACTATGCACCCGTTGCACGCAAACTCCTTCTTGAACGCCTTCAGGATCTTCTTCAGCTCGTACTCTGTCGAAAAACCCATACACCGCGCCACAACCGCACTACCTCCCGCACCCGCTTCATCAGCTCCTCCGACTTGGACATTACTCGGGTTGGGTACCGCCGCACGCTGGTCTCGGTTGGCACAAATGTAAGACCCCGTCCAGATTACCTTTCCATCCGCCACCATATGGCCAAAGGCCGAGTCAGGAACGACGCTAATTGCAAGACGAAAAAACATGTAAGGTGCGTCTGCCAGCCGACACTACTGCATGAAGAGTGCCTTCATGAAGTCCGTGACGTCAGCTTGCTTGGGCGGTAACTTGCGGAGAAAGTGCCCTAAACGAATGTCGTCAAAGGTGCCGTGAACCCACCCGAGACCAGAACAGCCCCCAGGCTCCCCTTTCCACCATCGTGATTGTGTGGGGGGCTTAACTCCCTGGGCGGCCGCTGCCAATGGCGGTGGCGAAGTGTGTTTTTTGTCTCAGATAGCGACACAGCGAGAACGGCGGCATGTCCACTCGATACTTGGTACAACGACAATAATAAGGGTATCAATTCGAAACAACGCTCACGATACAAAAAAGTAAAATGCTAATCCGACTTGTCCAAATCCCCTGACCCAAACCACTTCACCCCCCTCTTGCATCCTCAAATAACCCGCACCGCCATGTACGTCTTGACTCCGTCTTTATCTATCATTTCCTCCGTGTCCACTTCGTACTCATGACCCTCTTCGTCCTTGTAGATTGTCAACTCCTCGCCGTCTATCTCACGCTTTTCCAGATCGTCATTCTTTGCCTCGATGTACGTCTCGGCGACTGTCGCACCATTCGTTTTTTGTTGCGTCTGCAAGAGGAGCTTAATGGTTTCGGTAGTGAGATCGCCAATACTCACCCTCGAAACCGACTGGAGCTCAGCCTCGTACACCGTATGACCATCATAATCGTACACCGTCTTGCCGAGCCAGAAATGGTCGGTGCCATTGGTGTAGACTGGAATGCGGTCGGGTCCATCCCACCACGCCGGTCGTTGACTAACCTCGGTCCACTTCCACACCTCTCGTCCCTCGCCGTCCGACGTCTTGTACTTGATCGGCAGCACCGAGCGAATCTCGGCCCCGGCGCTCGCCGGCACCCGCTCGTCTGGATGCCACCATCTGCCGACCGGTAGCGACGCTTCCACCGCCGCCCACTCCTGCTCCTTCGCATCATACTCCAGTACCCACGTGGCGTTCTGGTACCAAATCCACAACCTGTTCTCGTACAATATTGGTTCGTCAGACCGCACTCTGGTCCTGCCGTAGTGGGCGTTCCGCTCGCGTGTCAGCAGCGACACCTCGATATAAGACTCGCACGCCAGCTTGGCCAGCGGGTTCGGGTTCTGCGCTTCGTGCTCTTCTCGCAGCACCTTTTCGATCTGCTTCTTCAGCTCATGGGCTTGCGCCGAGATCTCGTGCGTCCTCAGCACAATCCCCTTTAGCGCTTGAACTGATTCTTCGAGGCTGGCTGTATGAGTCGTGACCGACGCCGCACCACACGATTGGGCTGCTTGTGCGCTCGCCATCGTTGCCGTGTGTGCTTTCCACCTCCGACGCCCCGCATCGGATCAATTTCTTGAAGTAAGAAGTATTCCAAATATACAGCGTACGGCAGTGTCTTTGGTTGGCTCCGCTCAAACACATCCGCCCGGATCAGATAGTGCCGCCGCCCAACCCCCCGCAACTTTAGCGTCCATTCGTCCTTTCGCTTCCGCCAGCGCATGTCCCATGCGTCCTCCTCAATGCCGTCCGCCAACTCAGCTCCCCAAGCGTACATCTGCTCCTGATCCACCGGATCCGGACGAAAGGTGCCGCATCGTGCCAACGACAACACCACGTGGCACACCTGACCCGGTCTGTCCTCGCTTTCATCCATTTCCTCTTGCACATCGTCGGGATCACCCAGATTCCGACGACACACAGGACAACGATTGTGCGAGACCAACCATTTGGCTAGGCACGAATGGCAGAACTTGTGATTGCAAGAGGTGGTGGCGTGGGTATGTTGGGCGGCTGCGCCGCAGGCGAGCGGCTCCAGGCAGATGGCGCACGTGTGAGCGTGAGCTGCTTCGTTGGGGGCGGTGGTAGACATGCCCCGCGGGCACAGACCGTGATGCCCGGATCCGCACGGTGCCACCCCTCTCAATTTGACGCCAATGAGAAAATTCCCAACCCTATCACTCGCTCGTTACTTGCTGCTTTCATTTCGTCTTGAGTGCGTTCAGTGCGTCGTCAAAACCAATGCAATACGCTAGGTTGTCCCGCTCCCAATCGTCTCTGAGCCGCATCGCCATTTCCGCCAGCCATTCGTCACCGTTCTCGGTCTCTTCGGTGTTCTCGATGAACTCGCGCATGTCCGCCTCTGATGGCGTCGGCTCCTTGAAGATCGTATGGTAGATGCGGCGCCCCTGTTTGAAGTAGCCCAGTGTGCTAACTCGTGGATGGTAGATTTCCTCCTGATCCACCACCTCCCCGGCCAACGGCTTGGCAGCCCACCATCCCACCATTGATCCGTCCGTTAAGGCACTGGGGTAGTCTTCGTCGCCCTCTGCATCCGGCGTCGAAATCGGCTGGAATCCCATCTTGTAGTAGAACCCCAACGCCGGGATGACCGACATGACGTAGATGTTCTGGCGTTTGGCTTTGTCGCTGTGCTTTCGCAGCGCCGTCTCCAGTTCGTTGTAGACCTTGCTGCCGTACCCCTTCATCCCCGACCACATGTAGTCTATCCACAGGTGGCGGTGACGATTGGTTCCAAACTGCCATTGCGATGCACGCGACATATCATCGCCGTACACCGACCCAATGCCGAACGCAATCAGCTACTTGGTCATAGGATCGTGAAAGTAGCTGAAGTACTTGAGCCTGGCGTTGTCGCCACCATACCCTCCCTTGTAGTGGGCCTGGGCCTTGGCTAGCAGGCGTGCCGCCTTCGGGTCAGTGGAACGGATAAGCATTGCGTCGTACGCAGAATGTGTTGTCTGCGTCACTTTAGGCAAACCGAATCAATTTAGCATCATAGCCAGTTTAGTAGGTCTCTTCACTATCCTCTCCTTCTTCAAAAACCTTGTTCGTTGGCGCTGCTGATGTCGACCCATTGCGCCACGAATTGAAAATGTAGACTCCAGCAATCCCTACAACAAACCCCGTCAGAATGAACCCAATCTTTCGCGGCTCCATTCTTCGGCTCTCTTCCTCTTACTCCAACTCGGTTCATACAGACCCCCACACCTGCCCCGGCTGGATCTCCTCCCCCAGTTCGTCATCGTCATCGTCGTCATCCTCGTCGGTCTCAGCGCCCCACACATCGTTCGTCGGCGCCGTACTTGCCAGAGGAGTGATGGTGGGTAAGTCTTCGGGAGTCTGTGGGCGCGGCAGCGTCGGCAGCTTGGCGGCCATCTCTGCATAGTTGATGGGCGACGGCTGTTTGACCGTTGCGGTGGCAGGGTCAGTATAAGCCTCCTTGGTCTGCTCCTGTTCCTTCTTGGGCTCGGGGTTATCGGTTTTGCTTGGAGGAAACGGAGACGGGTTCATGCCAGGACCCCAGATGACTGGGAGTTTCGGGGCTGGAGCAGGACCCGACCCGCACAGTGCGGGTCCAAATGCCGCCGCCGTTGCATCGAACGTCTCCCCCGTCGGCCGACGCCGCTGCGTCTGTTGCTTCCGAGGCGCCTTTGGATACCAACGCGTCGGTAGCGCCTCCTCGTTCGAACGAAACTGCACCCCCTCCGTGTCCACCTTGACCCCACCGCCCCCGCCAAACAGCGGCAACGGCATCCCACGTCCACCCTTTCGCTTCTGACCCTCCTCCTCTTGCCGATCCAACTCCTCGGTGTATTTCTTCGAAAGTGCTTGGAGGCGCCGACCAATGAGCTCCTCGTTGCGCTTCTGTGCCTCCTTCGTCTCACGCTGATTGTTTTTCTCTCGGGCAATCCGGTGCTGCCGACCCCGCAGGTCAAATCCCTCGCCTCGAGGCGCTCGGGTGTAGTCCTTGGACTTTGTCTGCGAACGCTGCGACTGGTTCTTCTGCGGGAAAGCGGTGGCTGATGTCTGGCTAGCCATCGTGATGGTGGTGATGTGTCCCTTACTTTCGGCCCATCTCCGGATCAATTTCGGGGCGCTCAGATAGGATACCCCAATGACCCTCAGCATAAAAGCGCTGACTCAGCACCAAAGGAGGGATACACCTGCCCGACGGTGTGCTACTAGCGGAACCGAATACGATGCCGACGGAAATCCTATCGGCCAACGGGGTTCCTTTAGCATGTGGCGAAAAATCCCTACCAAGGTAACTTCACCCGGTCGGGTTATTCATCAACCCTCAGAGTCTGTCTCCAAACATCATCGTGGTACCCGTCCCCGCAACGAACTGGCATGTGGTCGGAACTGTTGGCTCAGCAGCAACGCTTCCCCCAACTGCTGGCTCAACGGCGACACCACCGAGTACATCAAGGACACCTGTCCCAACTCTACCACCATGACCAAGTGCGGTCTGTCGGCTACCGATGCTGGCGTGGGCGGTCGCAACCTGAATGGCCGCTGGGCCACCCGTTCCGACGGCACCGGTCGCTACCCCGGTCTCACTCTTGATCGTTCTGCTATAGCCTCCCTCTTGCAACCTAAACCACAAGTTCGCAGCGGCAACACACTCCGGGGTCCCAACACCGCCCACGACACCCGCCAACTCTTGCAACTCCAGGGTGTCGACTACCGCCGGGGTAATGCCTGTGTAACCAACGGTGTCAACTCGGTTCGCCCCCGCAATGTGGTGCCCATCTTTGCTGCCGAACAAGACACACTTAACACCGCTCGGTTCAACGCCGATGGCTGCTGTTTTGTAAGTTCAAGCGATTCACCGGTGGGGATGCTCCGTCCACCGACCCGACTCGGCGGTATGCCCGCTCAGACTCTGATTCATCAGCAACATGCCAATGCGAAACGAAATGCGTGTGCCAACTACAAATGGCAGGGCAATTGCGGTGAACCAGATTGGGAGAACTACGCCAACACGATATTCGGACTGAGCGCTAGTGATCGGTCTGGAACATCTTTAGCGTTGTCTCCCAACGGAAAACACTTGGCTGTCGGTGTGTCTGGAGCGGACGGCACCCGGGGGCAAGTGTGGACATATCGGCTCAAGGATGGTCTGTGGTCAGCCACAGGGATCATCACCGGTTCGGTTCCCGCAGTAGGCGACTTCATTGGAACTTCGGTGGACATCTCCGACGGCGGCACCCGGGTGATCTTCGGTGCTCCATATTCCGACAGCAACAAAGGCTATGCTGAGGTTTATGAATTTAATGGTAACACGTGGAATCAGTTAGGTAATAAGTTGTATGGAGTCAATCAAGCAATAATTTTACCAAAAACTGGTGATTATAGTGGTTATGCCGTGGCTATTTCTGGTGATGGCACAAGAATAGCCGTTAGTGCGCCATGGGCGGTATTGATTCCTGCTTTTGAAAGTGGCGCAATAGTTACATATGAATGGACTGGTGTGGCTTGGATTACTTATGGTTCTACAATGATTCGTGGACCATTTTTTAATTCCGCTTTTGGATATTCTATTGACTTATCTACAAACGGTTCTAAGATATTATTTGGAATACCTAGTCTATCTACACCCTCTTCAACAACCAGTTCAACACCAGGTTACGTACAATTATGGGATGCATCATCTGGTATATGGACACAAGAGATTAATGAACTTGGATCTGTAGCAAATGGTGCATTTGGCTATTCTGTTTCTATCAATTATTCAGGAAACACTATTACAGGAGGTGCCCCTTATGCCACAATAAACGGCATAACTAATGCCGGATATGTTAGTGTCTATAGAAAAAATACATCCAATGTATGGAATCAGTATGGCACTGATATTATTGGATTGCAGACTTCAGCTAAAACTGGATCAAGTGTGTCGTTATCATCTGATGGAAATCGTATAGCAGTCGCTTATCCTGTACGCACACTAGCTCAGCCAGTTAATGGTTTTGCTCGGACATTTCATTATCGGAACAACGATTGGTTTCAGTATGGGTCTGATATAGAAAACAATCCTCTTCAGAACAACTCAGATCTGCGTAGTCTTGCCATATCAGGTGACGGTTATTTTTTAGTTACAGGACGACCATTGTACGACAGCCAAGGAGTAACTGAGAGTGGCGAAGTCAACACCTACCGCCTTGAGACTACCTCTGAGGCCCGCTGCTGTCCCGCAGTTCCAATCCGTCGCTCCATCAAATGCTGATGCCCTCACGGATGCGGACACACTGTCACCTTGAGGAACGACTTCCCGCTCGATCCTGATCCAAGATCATCCCGGTAAACTCTGACCTCGAGGATCGCTTTGCCGCCCCCTGGCGGATTCAGTCCCAGCTGCGCTTTGATCAACGGTGTGGCCATGTTATTGTAGTACTCCCGATCCTTTTCGTGGATCTCCCGCTCCACTACCACCTTTGTGTGCTCCCCGTCCATCACCTGCTTCCATACCTCTTCGCAGACGCTCACAATGATGTCTTGCCGGCGCTTCGCTGTCTTTGAGTTGATCCGGTGTGCGGTGGCGGCAAACGCCAGATCGATCCGTCCGTTGTGTTCCTGTTGGAACGCCGTCAGTTCCCGCTGCTCACACTCCCGCATGTGCCACTCGTGGTTCGCAATCATCCGGTCCAACATGTCCGCCATCGCAAAGCTCTGTAATGCAAGAGGGGGTATGAGGGTTAGATCAATTTTGGGGGCGTGGGGTGGGCAGCCAACTCACATTTCCATCTGCGGCGTCTCGCCGTACGACAGCACCACGTTGCGCCATCCGCCCGCCATCTTGTTGAACTCGCCGTACTTCTTGGTGATCTGCTCGAAGACGTCGTTGGCCGCCGGTGCCCGTCTGCCGTAGAGATTGCTGTGCCATGCCTTGAACTCCTCCAGCACCGGCTCCTTCCGCAACAGCGAACCCTCCCGGAACGAAACCCGTTCCTCCAAGAACTC